CATCTCCACGCCTTAGAAGCTCCGCTGCGTCTCGTCCGAGAGTTGTGTTTGGCAACATAGCCTCCACCTTCAAACCACGTTCGTCTTCGTATAAGCGTAGAGTCTTTGCACGTGTTGAGCCAAGCACATCTGCAGTGTTGTGATTCCACAGTAGCTTCATGTCGTTACGTGATTCGATTGAGCGCTTGAAAGCACCTCTCTCGATAACTTCTGTAAAGGGTAGAGGCTCTGACGGGCTGTTGAATACAGCTGCATATCCCGTGAATCGCATTCCGTCTGCTTCTTCACGTACCTCGATGTCTGTGACCGAATACCTTGTTTCTAGTTTGCTCATTGCCTCACCACTTGCTGTCCTTAGAGAGTTTTCTTCTTCTAGTCTACTCACAACACCTTCTGCGTAATCTAATGCTCTGCGAGCTTTTGCTTTGCTTGGTCCACTGCCCCATAGCAGGTGTGCTACGACACCAGCGCTAGGATAACCATCAGCGCCAGGCTTTGCATCAGGACTATCAAGATCATCCATGTGACGAGCAATCCAAGCCCGTAGACGAACCCACTTGTCAGCGGTGACATTCCCTGCAGCCATCGCTCTAGCTTCCCTGACGGTTCTTTCAACCAGCCCATCACCTGCAAGACCTTCTTCATAGTATTTCAATCCTTGCCTAGCTGCTGCTCTCATGTAGGCTGGTGGGTCTAGGTTGACCTCTCTGACCGAATAACTTCTTTCGCCCTCTGCTGGCTCCCATGCGTTGCAGTAGAAACCACCACGGACGTAATCTTCCCACTTCTCGCACCATCCTCTTTCGCCGTCAGGTGACACCATCTCTTCGTTGAAGAATATGCAATTGCCACAGGCTCTGCCTTCTGGCACATCATCTGAGATAGACGGACGATAGTTGTCAGGTAGTTCTCTTAGGTCGTTGATTTTCCTGAGCGTGGAGAACTTGTGCCCGACTTGCTGGTCTTGGGCTTCCCAGCCGTCTTCGCCTTCTCTGTAGAGTCTGATGAGGGCGGCAGGGTCGTCTGGGGTTCCTGTGATGGTAAATTCTGAGTCGGGGACGTTAATTTCGCCGTCTCTGACGATTCTTGTGATTCTGCCTTGGGCTGTGCCTCCTGAGCTGTCCCACCTGACGAAATCTCCGACTTCAAGTTCGTCTGGGGCTGCCCGTTGCGATCTGGAATAAGTACCACCTGGTTCTAGTCCTTCCGATAGTGATAGTGCGACCATTTGATCAATTGCGCTCTGCTTAGTGTCGTGACAAGCAATTATCTCGCCGTCTTCTTTTACAACTGCCCAAAAGGTGCAGTCTTCTATTTCATCGCTAATAAAGTATGGCATTAGTCCCTCTTCGTCACTGTCAATACTCCGATTTCCAATCCATCAGGGTCAGAGACAGCCCATAGGTCGTCTCCTGGTCGCAGTTCTACGTGCAAGTCCTCACCTGGGTCAATGTGAATAGCGTTTGCTGTTCCTACTGACGAAGGACCAACGAATATGTACTCATTAGAGCTTTTGGTCATATTGTGCATGTAAACCATTTGAGGCATGTTGTCAGGCTCTACGATTTGTGTTGCAGTTGTGTCTGACAGTGTGAACTGTGAGCTAGTTACTGGCATTAGTCATCAACTCCATATCCGTCTTTGATTGTGTTCACGTCAGGAGCCTGTCCTGTCTGAATCTGCACGCTTGGTAGTCCCGTGTGCTCAATACTTGGCAGACCGAATGCTTCTAGGACGCTGGCAGGGTCAAATCCGACCTGTATCAACTGTGATGCCATGTTGACACGCTCTTGCTGTTCTGCTACCTCTGCTGCAGTGATGTCTACGTTAGCCAGTGGCACACGCACGTTGTTAGCAGCTTCGTCTTCGATAGGACGCAGATCCTCGAAGCGCCTCACGTCGTTGATTGTGTAGTATCCAGCCTGTAATCCTGTGCTGTAGCTTGCGTGACGGCTTTCTGCGTCTGCTCGTAGCAAGTTGTCCAAGTTGAACTTCAAGTAAGCGTTCTCGCCGTTTGGTAGACGGTTGAAGAGAGGACTCATGGCGCTCTCTAGCTTCTGCACGATAGGACGTAGCGTGTGAGTTACAAAGGCTAGGTTGTTTTGCTCAACCGAAGCATAGGTGTTAGTTCCAGGCAGTCCTAGCAGGTGTGGAGGGATGTTGAACGCTCTTGCGATGTCCTCTACTGCCATTCTGCGACTGTCGATGAACTGAGCCTTGTCATTCTCGATAGTTGTTGGCTTGTACTCTGCTCCGCCAGACAAAACACCAGTCTTGTGCGCTTTTGACCATCCACGGTGACGTGCGTCAAAGCCTTCTGCCAACATTTTGGCTTCTTCTGCTGAAAGCTCTCCTGGGTACTGAATAATACCGCTTGACTGGTTGCCACGACCGAAGAAGGTAGCTGCGTAGTTCTCTAGGGCGATAGCAAGCCCGAAGTTCTCCTTGAGAGCCTCTACACGGCTTACTCCACGGATTTTGCCAGGTCGGACGACATCAGGTATGAAAATGATTTCTTCGTTGGTTAGAAGCTTCTTTTCACCCTCTACCTTGTACATAACCCTGCCGACACCGTTTCTCTTGATTTCAACGGTTAGGGGGTTCAAAATCTGCATGTTTACGATTTCACCCTGCGCATTGCTATACACACGGATGAAGGCGTTGCCATCTAGTAGCAAACTGACGATAGCTGCGTTGTAGAAGGCTTCTTTGGTTGTATCTACGTCTGGACGTAGTACCCAAGCTGGTTTTGGTCTAAAGACTCGGCGAAAGCCGTCTCTGTTGATGTAAACGTCTACTGGCAGGGTAGAGATGGTGTCAGCGATCAAACTGACTGCCGAGTAGATGGCGTTTACCTGAAAAGCTGTGTCAGAGTTGACCATCGTGCCAGATTTGCTGGCAATGTCGATGTCACCACCTGTTGCCCAGATGCTTTGGAAGCTAATGGCTCTTTCTTCAGCTTCTCTGTTGAAAAATCTTTCTAGCATTACTTAAGACCTCTAGCTATCCCAATAGCAAGCGTAAAAGCGCCTGCAACGATGAATCCGGCAGGGATATAGATCATCCCAGCACCGAATGCAAGTAGTGCTGCTCCTGCTATTTGTAAAGTTGTATTTATCATCTTCCGCCTTATATAAAGAATTGCGGTACTACTCGCTCTTCTATTTTAGTCGCTGTTGCCCTATCATACGCAATAATGAAAGCAATAGCATTGTCAATCTTCTTTCTGCTGTTAGAAGACTCTTTGGTTACTCGCTGTCCACGGTGATCCATCTTGATTACGCAGTTGTCTATGTGCCTTGAGAGAGCAGCGTTACCGTCATGTATTAGTTTTTGCTCTGTCACTGCTTCAAACACCTTCTGTGTAGCAGGAATCATCAGTTTTAGCAAGTTTGTTTGGTATTCGACGATAGGTAAGCCCATTTCGTCCAATTCCTGCATCATTTGCGCCCATCTGTAAGGGTCACAAGCGATTTCACGGCATTTTGGGTACTTTTGGGTGAAGTCAATGATTGTTTGCTTCACTTCATCGATAGAAATGCGCCATGTGTCGTCATCTTTATCGAAATCTTTCTCCCAAGTGCGTATCAGGGTCGCTTTTACGATGTCGTCCTCTGATTTTGGGATTGTGCAGGCAACAATAGCCGTTGAGTCATTCGCATAAGAGCCGTCAAAGCCCAAAACGTAGTCCTCGTCAGGGTCTAGCTCCCATTGATTGGCCAGTAAGTCCCAAGCACCCGTAGGAAGCCAAGCTTGTTGGCTAGATACCCACTGATTGCAACGCTTAGTGCGAAACTCTGCTTCTGGTGTTCTAAGCACGGCAGACCGAAAGTCGTCAGCGTTACAGATGTCGTCGTAGCCTGGGTTGGCTATCTTCCAAGTTTCCTCTGACCGATGATCTGCTTCAGCAGGTGCTTCCCACCAGCTCATGTGAAATGTGTCGTCTACTATTTCGCCACGTGCGATTTTCTGTCCATACTGATACAAACTGTAGGCAACTGTGTCTTTACCCGTGCGTGACTCTATCTTGACACCTGCGGTAGTGATACCAATGATAGTTGCTTGCTTTCCTCTTGCACCCTGCGCCAATGACATTACGTCCCATAGGTCACGAGAGGGCTGTGCGTGAACCTCGTCGAACATCACTAGCGTTGGCGACAGTCCTTCAGCTCTAGGTGCATCTGCTGACAACACTCGGTAGACGTTGCCCGTTGCAGGGACAAACAAAGAATCTCTGAAGATAGTAACGTGCTCTTTTAGTTCTGAGTTCTGAATCATTTTTTTCGTATCTTCAAACACAATACGAGCCTGTTGCCTATCAGCAGCAACCGAATAGATTTCAGCCCCCTTGGTCTTAGGGTCGACTAGGGCAAAAGCAGCGATAAGAGAGCCGAGTGCGGATTTACCGTTTTTACGTGGCAAGCCGACAAGGTTTACCCTGTGCCTGAGTCCACCGTCTTCGTCTCTTGCGAATAAGTGACGGAGCAAGTCTTTCTGCCAATCACGGAGCAACATCCTCTCGCCAGTCTTACCTGCGACCGAATCTTTTGTGATAGTTGCGAAAGCGTCAGCAAAGCGAGCGATAAACTCTCCGTCTCCTCGCTCCATGGCTTCTTCCGGTACTGGTGTACGCCATGCAGGTTCGTGCATTACTGCCTCTCAGACATCAACTGCTGAAACATCGATTCAGCTTTTATCTCTGCAAGCCCCAATCGTGATCTCGCATCGACAGTGAAGCCCATCTGACCCAGACCAGACATGATTGCCTTCTCTAGCTCCAGAAGTTGCCGTGCTACGTGAAAGTCTGTCGGATCGTTCTTGAACGTTTCTTCCATCATCACCTGTCGGTCTAGCTGTTTGCAAACTAGCATCAGCGCTTCTACGTCGGTGTTGCTTACCCAAGTCTGTCCTTGCTTGAAAACTCTGTCCCATAATTTCATCCCTGCTTCGCCTAATTCAGCGTGTGGCTCTACGTAACCGCCCTGAACGGCGAATGTTTCATTGACATCGGGCAATCCCCGTTTTCCAGGGTCGCCTAGCTTGCGTTTCATTTCGATTGGTGTTGCTGGGTTTGGCATTTTTACAGTCTAGCATTTTTAGTTTGAACTGCGGAAAAATACAGAGACG